TGTAATTATGGTTATGAAAATATTCGTGAGGTTATTCTTGGTGAACAAGATAAACTTATTCCTGGTCAAAATTGGGACAAATTTCATTTGGAAAATATTATTTCTTGGTGGAAGAAGAAGTCTGCAAAAAGATATTTAAAACTTAAGCAAGAAGGTCGCTTTAGAAATAAAGTAGAACTTTGGACCGAAGATGATGACATTCAAATTATACGATGACTTATGAACTCAAAGATTGGTTGAACTCTATCAACCAGACAAAAAACAATATTATGGAAACTGATTCTGATAGTGTTCGTGAGTATTTGCCCTACATTATCAACAAATGTTTATCTGGAAGTATTGATTGTATTCTTTTTACAAATGAAATGAATCTTCATCATTCTTTAGATAAAGATATGCAATATTCATTTTATCTAAATACTGTAAGGAAACGGAAGAGATTTTCTCCCTGGATCCATAAAGATAAAGTCAAGGACTTGGAGTGCATAAAACAATACTATGGATATAGTAATGAAAAAGCATCTCAGGCACTAAAAATTTTATCAAAAGATCAGATTAACTTTATTAAACAACGACTTGATACTGGAGGAACAAAATGAATACGGTAGAACCTACTGTTGAATGGTCTCAAGACCAAATGGTGGAAGTGATTTTGAATGAGCCTGATGACTTCCTAAAGGTTCGTGAAACTTTGACACGTATTGGAGTGGCATCTCGTAAAGAGAAAAAACTCTATCAATCTTGCCACATTCTTCATAAGCAAGGTAGATATTTTATTGTTCATTTCAAAGAGTTGTTTGCTCTGGATGGTAAACACGCAAATCTGACTGTAAACGATGTTCAGAGAAGAAATCGTATTGTTCGTTTACTTTTAGATTGGGGACTTGTAACAGTCGTAGATGAAGACAGAATCTTGGATATTGCACCTCTCAATCAAATCAAAGTACTAGCATACAAGGACAAGAGTGATTGGATTTTAGAACAGAAGTATAATATTGGTAAAAAGGGAAAGACAGCAGAAACCGAATAAAAAGAGGCAGGTTATCCACACCTGCTTTTTTTGTGTGTGATGATATATAATCATAACATCAGATGCTTCGGGTCTGATATTTACACACTCTTGCTTTTAAGGAGAACGATTATGTACCCAACACTCGCAAAATATAATGCTGGAAACATTGAGAAGTTTCTCAATGATATTGACAAATATTCCATTGGTATGGATGAATGGATTCATCGGTTTAACTCTCTACATCAAACAGAGTCAAACTACCCACCATATAATGTAGTCAAAGAAAGTAGTACTGCCACAAGAGTTGAAATTGCTCTTGCAGGATTTAAGAAAAAAGAAATCTCTGTTTATACAGAAAACAATAAGTTATTTGTGGATGGGCAAAAAGACTCCACAGAAGATGGTGAATATTTACATCAGGGACTTGCAAAAAGATCATTCACCAGAGTATGGACGATTTCTGATGATGTAGAAGTCACCGGAGTTGAGTTTGATGATGGACTACTTGTGATTAAACTGACACGCATTATTCCAGAGCATCAGAAAAAGAAAGTCTGGTTCTAAATAGTATTGCGTGGGGCCACCCATTAACTATTGTTGCCTATAAGGGAGGTAATCTGGCAAAACCCAGATTGACACCTCCCTTTTTTTTGTGTATAATAAGAGGAGATATTGAGTGTGAATGACAGTAAAACTTTTGCTTTTAAAATCTGGAGAAGATATTATCGCAGATGTAACCGAAATGTGTGTTGGTGATGAAGAAAATCAAAGAGTTGTTGGGTATTTTTTGGAAAAACCTTGCTCTGTTAAAATGAAAAATCCAAATCTTTTAACCAAAAATGAAGATCAAATAGAAAAAAAGGCTGGGTTTGAAGTATCTCTTTTTCCGTGGATGCCTTTATCTAATGATGAAAAAATACCCATTCCTTCAGACTGGGTTGTTACAATTGTTGAACCTAAAGAAAACCTTAAAAAAATGTACATTGAGGACGTAATGAATTATGGAAAAGATGATAAAGATTCTGTTGATGACGAACAATCAAATATTGATTTCACAGATTGAAGAAGTTGGTGCAGATATTGGAGAACCAGATTGTAAACTGATAAATCCATATATTGTAACTGAATATAAGGAAGGCGAGCACACATTACATGCATTTTTGTACAAAGTTACGAATCAGAATACTTTTATGATAAGTTCTGATAAAATCTTAACTCTTGCAGATCCGACTCCTACTCTTCTTGAAAAATATGAGGACTTAATTAAATAATGCGTTGGTATACTAATGTTCAGTTAATTGGAAATTATTTCTTGGTTCGGGCATATGAAGACGGAAAGCACATTGAATTTAGAGAAGAATTTAAACCAACTCTTTTTGTAAAATCTAAAAAGAAAAGTAAATACAGAACATTATCAGGTGAGGTTGTTGATGCGGTTCAACCGGGAACTGTAAAAGATTGTCGTGAGTTTCTGAAGAAGTATGAGAATGTAGATGGATTTGAAATCTATGGAAATGAAAGATATATCTATCAATACATATCAGAGAAGTATTCTGAAGAGGAGATTAAGTTTGATATTAACAAAATCAAACTTGTAACCATAGACATTGAGGTTGCATCTGAAAATGGATTCCCTGATGTTGAATCCTGTTCAGAAGAAATTCTTGCGATTACATTACAAGATTATGCCACAAAGAAGATTGTGAGTTGGGGAGTCAAACCATTTACTCATAATCGTAATGATTTGGTTTATCACTGCTGTGAATCGGAATTTGCTCTTTTAAACTCCTTTATTCAGTATTGGATGGATAATACTCCCGAAATTGTGACGGGATGGAACTTACAACTCTATGATATTCCTTATATCTGTAAACGACTAAATCGTGTTCTTGGTGAAAAGTTGATGAAGAGAATGTCTCTTTGGGGACTTGTGAGTGAAGGTGATGTCTTTATTAATGGACGTAAACATACGACATTTGATATTGGTGGAGTGACTCAACTTGATTATATGGATCTTTATAAGAAATTTACTTATAAGACACAAGAATCTTATCGATTGGATTATATTGCCGAAGTTGAACTCGGGCAGAAAAAACTAGATCACTCCGAGTATGAAACCTTCAAAGAGTTTTATACTAAAAACTGGCAGAAGTTTATTGAGTATAATATTGTTGACGTGGAACTCGTTGACAGATTGGAAGACAAGATGAAACTGATTGAATTGGCACTGACGATGGCATTTGATGCCAGAGTCAATTTTACTGATGTGTTCTATCAGGTTCGTATGTGGGATAATATCATTTACAATTACCTGAAGAAAAGAAATATTGTTATTCCTCAAAAAAATCGTTCCTCCAAGAATGAAAAATATGCCGGTGCTTATGTAAAAGAACCAAAACCTGGAATATATGATTGGGTTGTCAATTTTGACTTAAACAGTCTATATCCACATTTGATTATGCAATTTAATATTTCACCAGAAACTTTGATTGATAAACGTCATCCAACGGTTTCGGTAGATAAAATTTTAAATCAAAAACTTGATTTTGAAGAATATAAGGATTACGCAGTATGTGCAAATGGTGCAATGTATCGCAAGGATGTTCGTGGATTTCTTCCTGAATTGATGGAAAAGATGTATAACGAACGTGTCATCTTTAAGAAGAAGATGATTGAGGCAAAAAAACAATATGAAAAAACCAAAGACAAACAATTACTTAAAGAAATTGCCCGATGTAATAATATTCAAATGGCAAAGAAGATTTCTTTGAACTCTGCTTATGGTGCCGTAGGTAATCAATACTTCCGATATTATAAACTTGAAAATGCCGAGGCAATTACTTTAAGTGGACAGGTTGCGATTCGTTGGATTGAAAATAAAATGAATCAATATTTAAACAGAATTCTTAAGACAGATGGAGTTGATTATGTCATTGCTTCTGACACTGATAGTATTTACCTCAACTTGGGTCCTTTGGTTGAAGATGTATTCAAAGGAAGAAAGAAAACTACTGAGAGCATTGTCACGTTCCTTGATAAGATCTGTGAGGTGGAACTTGAGAAGTATATTGAAGGTTGCTACCAAGAACTGGCCAACTATGTAAATGCTTATGATCAAAAAATGCAGATGAAACGTGAGAATATTGCTGATCGTGGGATTTGGACTGCTAAAAAAAGATACATTCTCAATGTCTGGGACAGTGAAGGTGTGCGATATGAAGAACCTAAACTCAAAATGATGGGTATTGAGGCAGTCAAATCTTCTACACCAGCACCCTGTCGTCAAATGATTAAGGATGCTCTGAAACTGATGATGAGTGGAACAGAAGATGAGGTGATTGCTTATATTGAAAAATGTCGTGAAAAGTTTGAAAAACTTCCA